ATCAGAAAATTCCTTCAAAACATCTAGTGCTTTTCTTGCACTTCCTAATGAAGAAATATATGTATCATACAAAGCATCTAGATTTCCAGGCAACTGCTCATGAGCTGTTTTACGTTTAGTAAACTCAGAAACATAGTCTTCCCATTCTTGTTTTCTAACCTTCAACAAGTCTCTAAACGAACCTAGTGTTTCTGAGACTTTTGTTTCTTCTTCTCCTGTTTTTGCTCCCTTGATATCAAAAGACAAACCTAAGCTTTCTAGTGTTCCTAACTGCTCAGCAATAGTTAAACCATCTGCGCCACTTTTTGATCCACGAGCTTTTTTTAATGTGTTACGAATTACTTCTCCGCTAGCACCTTCCAACTGTCTATTGATTGAACCTGACTTTGTATATTCAGGAAGATTAGCTCTTATAGGAGCTGCGTCTGTTTGGGCTTTTGTTAACTGGTAAAGAGCTTCTGTTACATCTCTTGTTGACTCACCAATTTCTTTTCTTGCTCCAGAAACCTCTTCCTGTCTCTCATATTCTGGAGGAATGTAAGGTTGATAAACTGATGGTTCTGTAGAATCTCCAAGACTTTTATAAAAATCACTTAACCAGCCCATTATATCCTACCTGACATTCCTATCTGTCGATTCATTCCAGACCTTTGTCCAGCCTGTCCACCTTGCTGTTGCTGTTGCTGCATTAATTCACGTCTTTCCCTGGCCTTTTGTGCAACTTCTGGAGCATTTGGATATTCCATTGTTTCTAACAACTCCAACTCACCAATTATTCCCAACTGAAATAACTGTGTTGCTACAATACTTTTCTGAACCTTACTCATTGCAAGGCCAGAACCAGGAACTACATGAAAAACATAGTCTTTAAAGGCATCTGGAACTTCTCCTTTATTACCAAATAACTCAGAACGAACCATTTGGTATTGTTCAAGTTCGTCTTGTTTTCCAAGTTTCATTATTAGACGATCTGATGTGTAGTACTGAAAAATCCTGGCTATTAACTTTTGTCCTACTCGTTGGATCAAACCTTCAATTGCTCTTGCTTTCAACCTAACCAATGCTTGAGCTGCCATTTGTAACTGTTCAACACCCACACCAGAACTAACCTGACCACTTTTCATTCCCAACATTGTAGGGACCATGCCACTGATTTCACCTATTGCACTTTGCAAATATCGTGCTAGGTGAATTATGTATTCAGGCATTGCTGGAGGAGCTTCACGACGTAATTCTTTTCCTGTTCGCTTTCTAACATGAGAACCAGGTTCGTTTGTTAGTTTTGCCCAGTCAGATTTTGACAAAGCATCTTTATCTCCTACCCAAATAGCGTTAGACATTAGAATAGCATTTTCTAACACGACACCTAGAAGTTTATTGGTTAATTTCTGTGGGCTTTTTAACAACTCAACATCACCCCAACCATAAGGCGAGTCCATGTCAAAATGCCAATCTAACATGTCGATAGGAAACTTGCCATCTAGATAAGGATTACCTCCGTCTTTTACAATAGTCCCACCACAGACTGTAACACGTCTTACAGCACCGTTGAAGTAATACTTACCATCCTTCTTAAATCTATCTTTTATCCAATACTCACTTCTAAGAGTTCTTGGAATCACGCTTGGCTTTGCTGCATGTCTAAATGGTTTGTAAACTTTAGACCATAATGACTGCTTCATTCCATCTCCAGTTTGACTGAAAACAGAATGTTCAGCAGATGGTTGAATCTCGTCTGCACGATTAGGATAGATATCTCTAGCTTTGTCTAGTGAGATAACTTCATCTATTATACAAAACTCTCCTCTATCAACACGATATGAGCGACCAATAAATGGATCTATCAAAACCATTCTTGGGTCAGCAGGAACTATATTTATGTCACCACGACCAAAGTCGAGAGAACTATCCCACATTGTGTTAATTGGAGAACAACCAACTATTTGTGAGATTGTCACTAGTTCAGCTAGTTTTTGGTCAAAATTACACTCTAATAAAATACCATCAATTACGTTTTTTAACACAATAGCTGTAGAGTCGAGTCCACTAGATCGTCTAGCTTTAACATCAATAGTTGGTTTAGTATCAGTTAGTAAGGCAGTTTTACGTTCTATTGTTGGAACTATGAAATTAACAATAGCATCTACTTTATACTTAGGAAGTCGTTTAGACCAATGATTTCTATTTCTAGCAAGGTTTATGTATTCAGACCAGTCCCTTGAACGCTCTTCCCTAACCATCAATGCTTCAGAACGTAAGTTAAGTAGTTTGTTAGTAAACTCATGTTCAGCAGTTGATATGCTACGTGATTGTTTTGCTGATTCTACTTGTCTTTGTATGGGTTCTTCGGCCATTAAGTGTCCTTGGTTTTTTCTAGAAGTTTGTCAATTTGTTCTTCGGTTTCTGCTCCTTGTTCTCTTGCCCAAATGCGTTCTTCAATTGTTGTTTCTTTTTTTGAGATGCCAAATTCTTCTGGAGAAAATTGTCCTGTTGATATACCAGATGTGTCTAGTTGGATATCTGCTAGTTTTCCAATTATGTTAGTTGGTCTGGTTTTTATTAAGCTAACAACTTCTAGAATTAATCTGATTCCTAAAAGCGAGACTAGTTCTAGCAACAAGACAAAAACTAACCATCCAATTAGTTCATTATCAACCAACATTAGAGCGCTTCCTTGTTGCGTATTCTATTCCACACTCTTGACCACAAACTACTTGTCCAGGACGTTCTGATGGAAATGGCTTGTCGCATACTTTGCAAATTGGACTTCCAGAACCAAATGTTCCATCTTCCCAAGCAGGATCAACATCGTAATGAACCAAATCACCATCGTTAAAACAACGTAACCACATTCCGCATAAGTAATGCCAGAGAGGAATTTCTAGCTGATATCTAGCCATTTCAATAATAACTTCTTGTGTTTGTCCTGGCAATGTTTGAACCATTAAATAAGCAGCTGTTTCTAATGCTTCATGGTTTAAACCCATTGTTGGAATTCTGGCCTTCTTATCTTTCTCAGGTTTAACAAATGTAGCAATAGTTTCTTTAATCTTTCCTTCAAGAGGTTTCTTTTCAGGAATATCTTTCTCCTTAACATCTACTCTACTATCAAGAGATTTTCTGTCTTCAGGACCAGACTTTTTTGTGGCGGTTGGCATTTTTACTAGTTTTTGTCCCATCTTTAGATTCAACGGTTCTCTTGTTACGATTTGTTCTGCCATTTCATCCTCCTAAATTTTATTTAGTACAGCAAACTCTCCAAAAAACTCTGTAGCGGCACTATTGTATTCTCGAGCAGCAAGCTCTGGTGTTGAAAAACGGCCTAATTTTATGTGAACACCTTCCACCTGGATTTGTGCTCTCCATCTTTGGGTAAACTTTTCAAAATGAACTCCTCTAAATCCAGAAGCATTATTTTTATTGAGCTTTCTATTAGCACCATTTTGTGAATATGTAGCGGGGCGTAGGTTGCTCTTTCTATTATCTAAAGTATTCTGATTTATGTGATCAGTTCTTGGTAAAGTATGAGGCAAAACAAACCTGTGTAAGTAGACAGACCTACCACTAACTGTTGCCTGAACATACTTTTTATGTTCAGAAAATCTATAAAGATTCCAATCATACTTAGAAACTCTGTTGTAGTCATCCTCATCAACAAGAGCCGAAACAACCACTAACTTTTCTACATCTAAAACTGGTATTTTACAAACTTTTCTTGTCTTATTCATAGGATCAGTAATCTGCCCATTCCAAGTTACGTTCGCTTTCTGACATTCCTTGATTAGCTAGAATCTTTCTCCAATCAGGGTCAACATAATTAGGTCGTTTTATAATTGATGGCTCCTTTTTGGTCATTACAATATCATCCTGCTCATAATAATCAGATGTCTCATGTAATACATATAAAGCTATCAAGAAGGCAACTACCCGATCATCATGTCCTGTTCTTGCATTGGCTGCTGTACCGTCTTTTACATAAACCATCATTTCTTTCAACAGGTCTTTTGATTCTAAATGCACATATGTTGGTGTCTCAGAAGTGCCAATGCAATGAATGGCGAAAGAGGTCATCTGAGGTTTGGTCCTTACATTCGTCTCCCAACCGTACTTATTTGACATTCCCACATTGTAGCGATCTACAAACTCTTGACGATAGAGGTTGAAGTAGTTTTTCAGAAGTGTGTTCTGCGTAACAGCACCATGCGGGTTTGGATAAACTTCTATTGCTACTAATGCCTCGTTGTACCAATTTGCTAACGACTTTACTACATCTGCTAGAACAACTGAATCTATCTGACCATGCCATTCTGCCACCTGTTGTGCTACTAGAGGATATTTTAGAACCTTTAAGATTTGAATACAGGCAAAATCTCCACCTTCTCCTCCTGATGCATCTACCCCAATGACATAAATTGCATCATTGATAGGACGTTCCCAGATGCGAAGTTCGCCTTTTGGATCATGATTGAAACCAACTATTGTTATTTGACCTCTGGTATTAGGATCATGACATTGTTTGTAGATTAGTTTTAGTTTTCTCCTGTCAAATACTGGAGTGCCTGAAAGAACGAATGCTTCTTCTGCTGTTGCAGGAAACTCTTGGTTAAATTTCTCTATATCACCTTTGTATTCTTTTAGTTTCATTCGTCGCCACAATAAATTTTCAGGCGAGACAGG